ATGCCGAACGAAGAAACAAACGAAACACAGATCGACCTGACATGCCTGAGAGCCGAGCCCGAGCAGGTGTACCACGCACGCCGTGGCGAGTATCTGTCAAGCCATTTGCTCGCCGACTTTCGCAAGTCGCCGCTGCTCTACCACAAGCGCGTTGATGGCCAGATTGAGGACAAGGACTCGAGTGCGTATCTCCTGGGACGCGCTGCTCATGTCCGTATTCTCGAGGGGGACGAGAAGTATGGGAGCGACTTTGCATTTGGCGGGCCGGTGAATCCGAGAACGGGCAGGCCGTTCGGCTCGAACACCAAGGCCTTCACGGAATGGGCGGACGAGCAAGGCAAGCCCGTGCTCACCGAATCTCAGTCAGATCTTGTAAGTCGCCTGGCCGAGGGCTTTTCCATGAATCCCTCCGCCACCCAACTGCTTCTCGATGGTCAGGCTGAAGGGGTGGTGCGGTCGGATTATTGCGGACATCCATGCCAAATCCGGATTGATTGGCTGAACCGGTACCACGGCATCGTGGACCTCAAGACCTGCGACGACCTGACATGGTTCGAGGCCGACGCCCGGCGATATGGGTATGTCCACCAGATGGCCTTCTACCAATCGGTGCTTTCAACCGTGCTCAACGGCACGATGGCTCCCGTCCACATCATCGCGATTGAAAAGAAAGAACCGTACCGATGCGGCGTGTGGCGGATTTCGGAGGCGTCGCTCAGGCAAGCCCAACTTGAGAATGCCGCCGCGATCTGCCGGTTGCACAACTGCCAGCAACAAGGCGTCTGGCCCACGGGATACGAGGAGGTGCGTGTTCTCGAAATGGCCTAAACACGCCCCCTCATGATTGTCGGGTGCGGAGGGAGTGCGATGGCGTACCGAATGGCCCTGAAGCCTTCTCCACGAGAGCGGTCGGACTCCCTGAGCCCACTCCCCGCCCCGCCGATCAACCAAATGAAAACAGAGACTCCAGCAATAAGGAAAACCAATGACCGGACTGATGCAACATATTCAACGAGGAACGCGTCACACACCACCCCGGCTCCTGATCTACGGCACGGAGGGGATCGGCAAGTCAACGATTGCTTCGCAGGCACCCAAGCCCATCTTCATCCAAACGGAGGACGGCCTTGACCAGATTGACTGCGCGTCGTTCCCGATGGCGACGAAGCTCAGCGATGTGATCGGTGCGTTGGCAGCGCTCTATTCCGAAGAGCACGACTATGAGACGGTGGTGATCGATTCGGTCGATTGGCTTGAGCGGCTTGTCTGGGACGAGGTCTGCCGCGAGTACGGGGTCAAATCCATCGAGAAGGCCGACGGCGGGTATGCCAAGGGGTATACGCACGCGTTGACCCAGTGGCGTGAAGTGCTTAACGGGCTCGACGCGCTGCGGAAGGATCGCGGCATGGCCGTGGTGCTGCTGGCGCACGCCAAGGTCGAGAAGTTCGACGATCCCGAGTCGGTCGCCTACGACCGCTACTCGCCGCGACTGCACAAACACGCCTCGGCATTGATCACTGAATGGTGCGACGCGGTGATGTTCGCCACGCGGAAGTTCCGGACCGAGAGCCAGGACGCGGGCTTCAACCGAACACGATCGATCGCGGTTGCCTTGGGCAAAGAAGGAGGCGAGCGCGTCCTGCGCTGCGTCGGCTGCCCATCGTGTACGGCCAAGAACCGATTCGGGCTCCCCGCCGAGCTGCCGCTGACATGGGCATCGCTCATGGCGGCCATGACTGACCCATCCACACAACCCAGTTCCACCAACAAAGGAGAACACACCAATGGCTGACCTACATGGATTTGATGCGCGCAATGTTGACCCCGCGACTACCTTTGAAGCGATCCCCGCGGGCAAGTACATCGCCGCGATTACCGATTCGGAAACCAAGCCAACCAAGAGCGGCAACGGCAGTTATCTGCAGCTGGCGTTCACGATCCTCGAGGGCGAGTACAAGAACCGCATTCTCTGGGCTCGGCTCAATCTTCAGAACCCAAACCAGACAGCGGTGAACATCGCCCGCTCCGAACTCTCGGCGATCTGCCGGGCGGTCGGTGTGATGGCCCCCAGCGACAGCGTCGAGATGCACAACCTGCCGCTGCAGATCACGGTGAAAGTCAAGAAACGCGAGGACACCGGCGACATGACCAACGAGATCAAGGGCTACGCCAAGAAGGAATCGGCGCAAGGACAGCCGCAACAAGATCGGAGTAGCACACCGCCATGGAAACGATAATCGATCTTGATCTGCCTTATCCGACCTGCGCGGATCACTATGTGGACCCATTTACCGGGGTACCTACTCACGAAAATCGAGCCTATCACGAGCAGGCGGAAGCGGAATGCTTCATCCCCAAGGGGAAGAGATATCCCGAAGGGGAACGGAGCGTCATCGTCACGATCCATCATCCATCTGACCGGCGTGCATGCGACGACGAGAGGGTGCAACTTGTGCTCCTTGATGTGCTGGATCGTCTACGGCTGCTTCCGTTCTGGATGATGGACAGCTTGCTCGTGTTTCATGGTGCGCCAAGGGAGGGCGGACTCCTTGCCGTAGAGATCAAGGATGGGGGACGCAGATGATTGTTCTTGAACTGCCCTATCCGCCGTCGGTCAATCACTACTGGCGGCGGGTAGGCCATCGCACGCTGATCAGCAAGGAAGGGCGGTTGTTCCGCAAGCGTGTGCTGGCGATGCTCTCGGTTCATCGCAGAGAGCCATTGGCTGGTCGGCTGCATGTACGGGTGTTGGCATGTCCGCCGGACAGACGCCGACGCGATCTCGACAACATCACCAAGGCGTTGCTTGATGCGCTCGAGCACGGTGGTGTGTACGAGAACGACAGTCAGATCGACCATCTCGTGATTAATCGAGGCGAAGTTGTCAAAGGCGGAAAGACCGTCGTTGAAATCACTGAGGTGCAGCCATTATGAAGATGGAACTCCGTCCATATCAACGCGATTCGATCGATGCGGTCTATCAGCATCTCCGTGATCACGATGACAACCCGTGCGTGGTCATTCCGACTGGTGGAGGCAAAACCCCGGTGATGGCCACGATTTGTAACGATGCGGTGGGTCAGTGGAGCGGTCGCGTGCTCATCTTGGCCCATGTCAAAGAGCTACTGGAGCAGGCCGTGGACAAGCTCCAGATGATCGCCCCCGATCTCGATGTCGGAGTCTATTCGGCGGGGCTCAAGCGACGGGATGGCAATCGCCCGGTGACCGTCGCTGGCATCCAGTCGGTGTACCGGCGTGCCTGCGAGTTCGACCCGTTCGATCTCATCATTGTGGACGAAGCCCATCTCATCCCGCCCGAGGGCGATGGGATGTACCGGAAGTTCCTGGCTGATGCCAGCGTCGTCAACCCGCATGTCCGTGTCATTGGGCTGACAGCCACGCCATTTCGGATGACGAGCGGCATGATCTGCGGCCCGGGCAATATCCTCAACAGGGTCTGCTATGAGGTGGGCGTCAAGGAACTCATCGTTCAGGGATACCTTTCGCCGCTTCGAACCAAGGCGGGGCAGAGCCGGGCGGACACCTCGGGGCTGCATGTTCGTGGCGGCGAGTTCATCACCGGCGAAGTCGAGGAGTTGATGGATGAGGAAGGGCTCGTCGAGTCGGCGTGCGGCGAGATTGTCGAGCAGACGCGTGAACGAAACGCGGTGCTGATCTTCGCATCCGGGGTTAGCCACGGCCAACACATCGTCCGCGTGCTCGAGGAGCGACACGGGAGCAAATGCGGGTTCGTATGCGGGCAGACGCCTGCTAAGGAACGCGACAAACTGTTGGCCCGGTTCAAGCAGGGGCGTCTGAAGTACCTCTGCAATATCAATGTGCTGACGACGGGGTTCGATGCGCCCAATGTCGATTGTGTAGCCCTGCTGCGCCCGACGCTCTCGCCGGGGTTGTACTACCAGATGGTCGGCAGAGGATTCCGGCTGCATCAGGGCAAGGACGATTGTCTTGTGCTCGACTTCGGGGGCAATGTGATTCGGCACGGTCCAGTCGATGATCTCCAGATCAAGGAGCCCGGCGAGGGTGACGGCGATGCGCCCGCCAAGGAATGCCCCGAATGTCACGCGGTCGTCCACGCGGCCTACGCCAAGTGCCCTGAGTGCGGATACGAGTTCCCGCCGTCGCAGCGAGAGCAGCACGAGACGAGCGCCAGCACGGCTGGGGTGCTTTCCGGGCAGGTCGAGGACACCGAGTACCGCGTCAGCGATGTCTATTTCAGCGTCCACACCAAGCGCGGAGCAGAGCCGGGGCATCCGCGATCGATGCGCGTCGAGTACCGCACCGGGCTGAGCAGCTATGCCTCCGAATGGGTTTGTTTCGAGCACACGGGTTTCGCACGATCGAAGGCTGAGCAATGGTGGCGTAAGCGGAGCAACGAGCCGGTGCCGAGCAACACCGACGATGCGGTGGACTTGTGCGAACGGGGTGGCCTCTGCGAGACGCATGCGATCACGGTTCGCCGCGTCGCGGGCGAGCAGTACGACCGCATTCTCAGCCATGAACTCGGCTCGATCCCGCCCCGCCTCGATGGCAGCGACGAACGGGACGACGGCAACTTGCCAGAGTATGTCTATGCCGATGACGACATCCCGTTCTAAGGAGGGCACGGATTGAAAGACCAATGCGAACAACAACTCGACATGCTGGATCGGATCAGCGATCTACTCGAAGCGGTGCTGTCGATCGATCTGGATGACCTCGATCAGATCGTCCAAGAGGCGCACAAATGTACGCCCAGCCAGATGGACGAGCCGGAGGAGCGATACGGCGTGTCCCGTCAGGCGTTGCGGATGTTCTGGCTCTTCCGAAGGCATCTGGAGAAAGTAGACGATCCGATCCGCAACGATGAGAGGGGGCGGCATGTCTGAAGATGTCAACCCGCTGCTCTCGGCCGCGTTGGCGTATGCATCGATGGGGGTGCCGGTGTTTCCCTGCGCGCCGTGCCGGAAGACACCGATCCCCGATCGCGGCTTTCTGGATGCGACGACGGACGAGGAGCAGATCCGTTCGTGGTGGCGTGCCAACCCGCGTGCCAATGTGGCTGTTCCAACGGGGCAAACCAGCGGACTTGTCGTGATCGATATCGATCCACGCAACGGCGGCGAGGTTGGGCTCGATGTGCTCCAAACCGAGCACGGGAAGCTGGTTGAAACCGCCGAGAGCCAGACGGGCGGTGGGGGCCGTCACTTGTTCTACCGGCATCCCGGCGGGGTGATCCCGTGTACGCAGAGCGAACTGGGCGCGGGCATCGATGTCAAGGCCGACGGCGGGTATGTCGTGCTCCCGCCGAGCGGCCATCCCGATGGCGGGTCGTACATATGGGAGTTGTCGAGTGATATCACTGATGTACTGCCATCGGAGTGCCCGGCCTGGCTCTTGGCCTTGCTGCGCAGGGAGAACGATGTCTCGACAGGCGGATTCGCATCGGACCTCGCCGATGGCAACACGATCCCCGAGGGGTTGCGCAACAAGGCGCTGGCCTCGCTCGCGGGCGGGATGCGTCGAATGGGGATGGGGCGGGATGAAATCCTCGCTGCACTTCTGGCCACGAACCAATCGCGGTGCAAGCCCCCGATCCCGGATCAGGAAGTCGAGCGGATCGCAGACAGCATCGCCCGCTACGAGCCCGACGCGATCTCGGTGGCGTTGGTCGAGAACCACTATGAGCAGATGTACGGAGCCAATCCACAGATCACGGCCGATTCTCCGGGCGATGACCCCGGCCCAATCCCCGATTATCTGCTGCGCGTGCCCGGGTTCGTCAGCGAGCTGATGGACCACTGCGTGGCGACCGCTCCTTACCCGAACCAAGTCATGGCGTTCTCTGGGGCACTCACGCTTCAGGCATTTCTGGCCGGGCGGAAGGTACGCGACCCCGGCGACAACCGCACCAACCTGTACTTGCTCGGGCTGGCGCACTCGTCGGCGGGTAAGGATTGGCCCCGCAAGCTCAACACCGCCCTGCTTTGGAAGGCGGGGCTCGGCCATTGCATCGGGGACAAGTTTGCTTCGGGCGAGGGAATACAAGACGCGCTGTTTATCAACCCGTCGATGCTCTTCCAGACTGACGAGATCGACGGGATGCTCCAATCGATCTCCAAGAGCCGCGACGCGCGGTACGAGAATATCATGGGGACGCTGCTCACGCTCTACACGAGCAGCGCGACAGTCTTCCCGATGCGGCGGAAGGCTGGAAAGGAAGCCCCCGGCGTCATCGACCAGCCCTGCCTGACCATCTTCGGGACGGCCATCCCCACGCACTACTACGAGGCGTTGTCGCAGCGCATGCTTACAAACGGCTTCTTCGCCCGCATGATCGTGCTCGAGGCCGGGAAGCGCGGCACGGGGCAGGAGCCGACCATCCGCGAGATTCCCGACCGCATCGTGGCCGTGGCCAAGTGGTGGGCGCAGTACAACCCGGGAGGGGAGCGGGCCAACCTTGAGCAATGGCATCCGGTCCCGAAGATCGTCGAGCACACGCCGTCGGCCAAAGGGCTGCTCGTTGATGTGCGGCAAGAGTCCGAGGCCGAGTATTCCAGGGCAGAAGACCGGGGCGACGAAGTCTCCACGACGGTGTGGGGGCGGGTCAGCGAGAATGTCCGCAAGCTGGCGTTGCTCTACGCCGTCAGCGAGAACCATCTCAAGCCCGTCATCGGCGACGCGGCCGTGGAGTGGGCGTCGCGGTTCATGATGCACCAGACCCGGCGGATGCTCTTTATGGCCCGGGAGCATGTCAGCACCAACGAGCACGACGGGCGGTGCAAAGAGCTGCTCCGTGTGGTTCGCAAGTGGCGAGACAAGCACGGCGACGAGTGGATGCCATTCTGGAAGATCAACCGGGCGCTGCCGTGGAGCGACCGGGACCACGAAGAGGTGCGTACCACGCTGCTCAACCAAGTCATGATCGAATACACGGAAAGGAAAACCGGTGGAACACCCCAACGCCTCTATCGCATTCTCTGACAGGACCAAGCCCCGAGCCGCGCAACGGGTGGCGACCTATCGCCGCCCGTTGACCTGTTGCGCGGTCGGATCGGGCTCAAATGGCCAACCCGCTGCGCCGGTTGCCGACCCGTTGCGCTGCGGCTGCGCAATAGGATTGGGTCAAAAAACACTACAAAACAAGTATAAAGAGAGAGAATATATACCTATTAACATATTGCCCCCTGTATCTCTCTCCACCCCTATACGCACGCACACGCGAGGGGGGGTGCAATGGGTCAATAGGTACTCCGGGGCGGATCGCGATCAGGTGACGCCAGCGGGAACAGCAGCCAATATCGACAGACTTTCTTTCGCTTGTCCGGTCCGGCTTGGCGGATCGCCCGTGTGGCCCATCAGCCCCGGCTGGCACCACCACTCGGAATCCCTACCCGCTCGCCACAGGGGCCAACGAGGCACGCCGTCGGGTCACCAAACGAACCACTCCGGGGCCACGGTTGGCCTCGATTCACACCACATGCACGGAGGCATACGCCATGAAAGTCGTCCAGAAGAACATCGCCGAGATCACGCCCTACGAAAACAACCCACGCCAGAACGACGGGGCGGTCGAGGCAGTCGCCGAATCGCTTCGCCAGTTCGGGTTCCGCCAGCCGATCGTGGTTGATGAGCAAGGAGTCATCGTTTGCGGGCACACGCGCTACAAAGCTGCCCAGATGCTCGAGCTCAAGCGGGTGCCGGTGCATGTGGCGACGGATCTATCGCCCGAGCAGATCCGGGCATACCGAATCACCGACAACAAGACCGGCGAGCTGGCCACCTGGGACATGGATCTGCTGCCAATCGAGATCGCCGAGTTGCAGGAGGCGGGGATCGACTGGTCGCTGCTGGGTTTCGATGCCGACGATCTGGCTCGGATTATGGCGGGCGAGGAGGGCGTGGCTGAGGGCTTGACTGATCCTGATGATGTGCCCGAGCCGCCGGACGATCCGATTACGCAGCCGGGTGATCTGTGGGTGCTGGGGAACCATCGGCTGCTCTGCGGCGACTCGTCGAGTACGGCCGACCTCGATCGGCTGCTCGATGGAAGCACGATCGATATGGTCAACACCGATCCGCCATACAATGTGAATGTCGAGCCGAGATCGAATAACGCGATCGTCGCCGGGATCTCCAGCTTCCCGGCGTCGGCCACGCAAGCGACCACGCATATGCAAAAGCGTGATCTCGCTCGTCACCCTGAGAAATCGAAGGCGACGCACAAGAAGATGCGTGCCAAGGACCGACCGCTCGCCAACGACTTCATGAGCGACGAGGCGTTCGAGGAGATGCTGCTCGCTTGGTTCGGCAATATCAGCCGCGTGCTCAAGCCGGGCGGGTCGTTCTACATCTGGGGCGGCTACGCGAATCTCGGCAACTACCCTTCGCCGCTCAAAGCCTGCGAGCTGTACTTCAGCCAGGGGATCGTGTGGGACAAGCAGCACCCTGTGCTTGGCCGAAAGGACTTCATGTCCGCGTTTGAGATTTGCTTCTATGGCTGGCGTAAAGACGCAGGGCATAAGTTCTTCGGCCCCAACAACGCGACCGATCTCTGGCATGTCAAGAAGGTCAACCCGCAATCGATGATGCATCTGACCGAGAAGCCAGTTGAGCTGGCGGTGAAAGCGATCCAGTACTCATCCCGCCACGACGAGCGTGTCCTCGACATCTTCGGCGGAAGCGGCTCCACCCTCATCGCCTGTGAGCAGACGGATCGGCACGCCTACCTCATGGAGATCGACCCGGCGTACTGCGATGTGATTGTCCAACGGTGGGAGGAGTTTACTGGCAAGAAAGCGGAGCGGATTGCATCGAACGCTGACACTGGAGAAACAGCCCCGGCGAATGCCGAGGCTGAAGAAGGGGGCGGAGGATGACCCGTCTACTTGTTTGCGGCAAAGAGTCCGCGATCGGTCTTCTTGAATCGGGCGTCCTTCCCCTTCTTGGCGATCTCTCGGATCATGGCAGCGTAGAGCGTCGCGTGCGGGGTCTTGCCGGTGGTTTTCCAACCCGCGGCGATCGCGCGTTCGGCGATGGTCTTGGCTTGCAGCGGCTCCTTCGTCTCGGCGAGCACCATGGCGGCCAGGTTGAGCCCGGATACGCGTTTGGGTTTGGCCGCCTGTTTGGGCCGTGTCGCCTTCTCGGCGGGCTTGGCCTTGGTGCTCGCTTTGGGCTTGGCTTTGGCGACAGTCGCGCCCGTGTTGGCCCGTGCGGGCTTCTTGGCCGGGGTCTTCTTCGGCGTCGCCTTGCTGGCCTTTATGGATGTGGTTTTCTTGGTGGTTGTCTTCGTCGTCATGTCATTTCCTTTCGTGGTAAATGTGCGAACCGGTTACGCGCGGTTCTCGATGATCGCCCACTTGGAGCGGATTGGTTCGTATTTAGTCGGGAAGACCTCGTGGCCCCGGCGTTCGATCGCTTCGATCAAGCGGCTGTTGAGCTCGCCGGTGTTGAC